GGCCTGGATCGCTTCGAGGAACGCCACTGGCGCGAACTGGAGCGCCAACTCGGGATGGAACGGCCACCGGATGAGCCACCCCCGATTCAAGCATTCGACCCAGACGAGGCCACCCAACGAGGTGGCCTTTCTGTTTCTGCAACCCCATCGCGGCGGCGCGTCATCAAGAGCCGCTGGCTGTCTTGATTTTCAGAGGAGTTTTCATGAGTCTTGCCACCCGCATCGAGAGCCTGGTCATCCGGGTTGCCCAGGAGTTCAACGACGTCCGCGCGACGGCAGGCAGTCTGGCCAGCCTGTCCACCAACGACAAATCGAGTCTGGTCGCCGCCATCAACGAGCTCAAGGCAGCGGTCTTGTCCGCGATGGCCATCGACGACAACCAGATCGCCACCACCAGCACCTACTCGTCGAACAAGATCGTGTCGTTGCTGGATGCGCTCAAGGCCGACATTCTGGGTGGTGCCGATGCCGCCTACGACACCCTGGTGGAAATCCAGCAACTGCTACAGAACGGCACCAGCGGTCTGGACGCGATTCTGAGTGCCGTCAATCTGCGCGTGCGCTTCGACGCGGCGCAGACCTTGACGGTGGCCGAGCAGCTGCAGGCCCGCACCAACATCGGGGCGGTCGCTGCCAGCGACGTTGGCAACACCGATACCGACTTCGTCGTGATCTTCGACGGGGCGCTGGCCTGATGAGTCTTGCGTCCAGCATCGCCGCCTTGGCGGCGCGCATCGGCTTCGAGGTCAAAACCAAGATCGACGCCACGCATCCCGGTATCGCCCGGGTGTGGGTCAGCTTCGGCTACGTCAACGGTCAGATCGTGATCGCTAGTGCGCACAACGTCGCCAGCGTGGTGCGCACGGCGGCGGGCCGGTACCGCGTGCATTTCGCGGTAGCGATGCCGGATGCGAACTACTGCTGGACGGCACTCGCCCGCAGCAGCACCAACACCGGCCAGCAGCGCGTGGCCCTGGTGCGTGCCAGCTCCGACCTCAAGACCGCGCAGTACGTCGATATCTCTTGTGCGACGGCTGCGGCGTCGTTTGACGACTCCTCTGAAATCAACCTCGTCGTGTACCGCTGATGGCCTATACAGAAGCCCAACTCCAGGCACTGGAGACCGCGCTCGCCAAGGGCGAAAGCCGCGTCAGCTTCGGCGACAAGACGGTCGAGTACCGCTCGGTCGATGAACTGAAGGCTGCGATCCGCGAAGTCAAGCGCGGAATCTTGGAACAGGCCGCCGCTACTGGACTCATTCCCCCCACAGCGCGACAGGTCCGGCTCACCACAGGCAAGGGATTCTGATGCGCCTGTTCCAAAACATCCGCCGCAAGCTGTTCGGCGCCAGTCCTACGTATGACGGCATCGGCGGTGGCCGTCGATCGCTGGCCTGGATGGTGGGGAACCCGGGCGCGGTTGCTGCGCTACTCCATACCCAGTCCGAACTGCGTGCCAAGAGCCGTGACCTGGTGCGCCGCAATGCCTGGGCCAACGCTGCCCTGGAATCGTATGTGGCCAACGCCATCGGCACTGGGATCAAGCCGCAGTCGATGGTGCAGGCTGCTGAACAGCGTGAAGCAATCCAAACCTTGTGGCGTGACTGGACGTTGGAGGCAGATGCGGCCGGGCTCACCGACTTCTACGGTCTGCAGGCATTGGCATGCCGGGCGATGCTCGAAGGCGGTGAAGCCATCGTGCGATTGCGCTACCGCCGGCCAGAAGACGGTCTGCCGGTGGCGTTGCAGATCCAGGTGCTGGAGGCAGAACATTTGCCTGTCACCCTGAACACCACGGCGGACAACGGCAACGTGATTCGCGCGGGCATCGAGTTCGACCGATTGGGCCGACGCGTGGCCTATCACCTCTACCGATCGCATCCTGAAGACGGGATGCTGGCACCGATGTCGGGCGATGGTGGACTGGCCACGGTGCGGGTGGACGCTTCCGAGGTCATGCATCTTTTTCGTCCGATGCGCCCGGGTCAGATCAGGGGCGAGCCCTGGCTGGCACGGGCGTTGGTCAAGCTCAACGAGCTCGACCAGTACGACGACGCTGAACTGGTTCGCAAGAAGACCGCTGCCATGTTCGCCGGTTTCGTGACGCGCCTCGCGCCGGAAGACAGTCTGCTCGGAGAAGGCTTGGCCGACGCTACCGGCGTGGCACTCGCGGGCCTTGAGCCCGGCACCATGCAGATCCTGGAGCCGGGCGAGGACATCAAGTTCTCCCAGCCTGCCGATGTGGGTGGGTCCTACTCTGAGTTCTTGCGCATGCAATTCCGCGCCGTGGCGGCGGCCATGGGCGTGACCTACGAACAACTCACTGGTGATCTCACCCAGGTCAACTATTCCTCGATCCGGGCTGGACTGCTTGAGTTTCGCCGTCGGGTCGAATCCTTGCAGCATGGCGTGATCGTCCACCAGCTATGCCGTCCGATCTGGCAAGCGTGGATGACTCAGGCCGTTCTGGAAGGCGCGCTCTCGTTGCCTGGCTTTGCCCGTGGTGGCGTGGCCAAGCGCCGGGCCTACCAAGCCGTCAAGTGGATTCCCCAGGGATGGCAGTGGGTCGATCCGCTGAAGGAAGCCGATGCGATGAAGGCCGCGATTCGCTCCGGTCTGATGTCCCGATCCGAAGCTATCTCTGCCAATGGGTACGACGCCGAGGACGTCGACCGGGAGATCGCAGCAGACAACGCGAGGGCGGATGGGCTTGGCCTCGTCTTTGACTCGGACCCCCGTCATGAACTGCCGACTCCGGCAGGAGCGGTTTCCCCCGAACCACCTTCCCAAGGAAACTGACATGCAGTTGCCCCACTTGGCGTCCCGTTTGTACGGGACGCCGCTCCTCGTCGCGCGCTCGAAACTGGACATCATCCTGTCGGTGCTGGGCGAGCGCATTCACTGGCCCGAACCCCAGTCGGCGCTACCGACCCCGGTCACCCGCAATCAGTCAAATGCGTCCACCGGGATCGCTGTAGTCCCGGTCTACGGAACGCTGGTGCGCCGCGCGCTTGGCCTGGATGCGGCATCTGGATTGGCTTCGTACTCCGAGCTGGGGTCGATGCTCGACGCAGCAGTTGCTGATCCCGCCGTGTCCGGCATCTTGCTCGACGTCGATTCACCTGGCGGTGAGGCGGGCGGCGTGTTCGAACTCGCGCATCGAGTCCGCGCAGCCGATGCCGTGAAGCCTGTCTGGGCGATCGCCTCCGACTCGGCGTATTCGGCGGCCTATGCGATCGCGTGCGCCGCATCTCGCGTCTACGTCACACAGACCGGAGGCGTGGGTTCGATCGGTGTCATCGCCATGCACGTCGACCAGTCCGCGCGGGATGCGCAGGCGGGCTACCGCTACACGGCGATCACCGCGGGTGATCAGAAGAACGACTTCTCGCCTCACCAGCCACTCGATAAGGAAGCCTCTGCACGCCTTCAAACGGAGGTTGACCGTCTCTACGGAATCTTCGTCGACCACGTCGCTGCGATGCGGGGACTGGAGTCGCGCTTCGTGCGGTCGACCCAGGCCGGCTTGTACTTCGGCCCCGATGCGGTGGCGGCGGGCCTGGCAGATGTCACGGGCGGCTTTGACGCTGCCGTGAGCGATTTCGCCGCCTTTCTTGCCGGTTCCGATTCGGCTCGTCGTGTGCGGAATGCGGCGACCCAGAGTTCGTCCGTTTCCGCAAATCCAACCTCCAAGCCCCACAGAAAGGAAGTTCACATGAACGCAGAAGACCCTGACACCAGCACTGATCCGGCAACCCCGGGTTCCACGGATTCGCCCGCTGCCACTCCCGCAGTGCCGGAGGTCGCGAAAGACCCTGGCGCTGCACTCGAGGAAGCCGTCAATGCCGCAACCAAGACGGCCCGCGCAGACGCGGTGGCCATCGCCGAACTCTGCCAACTGGCAGGTCAGCCGCAGCGTACAGCAGCGTTCCTCGCTGAAGGTGCAAGCGAAGCCCAGGTGCGCCGATCGCTGTTGGCATCGCGCGCCGAGAGTCCGGAGATCTCCTCCGCGATTCACCCGGACGCTGCTGCAAAGGCGGCATCGCCCGACCAGAACCCCCTCATGAAAGCCGTCAAGAAACTCACTGGAAAGGACTGATCCATGCCCGCTCTGAACGAACCCCTCAATCTCGGCGACCTCCTCAAGTACGAGGAGGACAGCCTCAACTATTCGCGTGACCAGGTCACCGTAGAGTCCGGCCAAAACCTGGAGCTCGGCGCCGTGGTGGGCCGCGTCACGGCGACTGGCAAGGTCAAGCGCTTCGATCCCAACGCGACCGATGGTGCGGAACATCCCGCAGGCGTCTTGCTGGGTGCGTGCAACGCCGCCCTGATTGAGCGCGATGACGCCTTGCTGCTCGCGCGTCACGCCGTGGTCGCCACGCATGCCGTCGTTTGGCCGTCTGGCATCACTGCCGAGCAAAAGGCTGCTGCCACCGCCGCACTCGAAGCGCGCGGAATTCTCATCCGCCAATCCGCCTGATCGATCTACACAAGGAAATCACCCATGAACAACCCGTTCAACACTCCGGCCTTTTCGATGGCGGCGCTGACCTCCGCCATCAACATCATTCCCAATCGGTACGGTCGCATGGAGGCATTGAACCTCTTCCCGGTCAAGCCGGTGCGCACCCGCCAGGTGATCGTTGAAGAGCAGAACGGCGTGCTCAATCTCCTGCCCACGTTGCCGCCCGGCGCCCCGGGCACCGTCGGCACTCGTGGCAAGCGCAAGGTCCGCTCTTTCGTCATTCCGCACATCCCGCACGACGACGTGGTGCTGCCCGAGGAAGTCCAGGGCATCCGGTCGTTCGGGTCGGAAACCGAGATGGAGTCGGTTGCGGGCGTGATGGCACGCCACCTCGAGACGATGCGCAACAAGCACGCCATCACCCTGGAGCACCTTCGCATGGGTGCCTTGAAGGGCGTGATCTTGGACGCTGACGGCTCGGTGATCTACGACCTCTACGACGAGTTCGACATCACCCCGGCGGCGGTCAGCTTCGATCTGGCCAATGCCAACGCGAACGTCAAGAAGAAGTGCGCCGACGTCCTGCGCCACCTGGAGGACAACCTCAAGGGTGAGTTCATGACAGGCATCCATTGCCTGTGCTCGCCGGAGTTCTACGACGCACTGACCGACCACCCGAAGGTCAAGGAGGCGTTCACCTACTGGCAGCAGGGCGCGGTGTTGATCAACGACATGCGCGCAGGCTTCACCTTCGGCGGCGTCACGTTCGAGGAATACCGTGGCCAGGCGACGGACGCCAACGGCACGACCCGTCGTTTCATCGCGGCAGGCGAGGCCCATGCGTTTCCGCTCGGAACCGTG